GTGGTATAAGGATATTTATTACCTTATACTCCCCTTCCCTTACAGGAAGCCCACTGAGCGTTTCATCTAGCTCCAAAGCACAATGCCCGGAGCCATAGCCGTAAAGGCCATGAACGATGAGAACGCGCGCGGCGGATTGCTTTAGAGAAGCAATCAGCTGCCCATCTGGTAAATCATCGGCAAGCTCGGATTGCATCCGAGCGAGCGCTTTGACTTGCCAAAACTCCCATCCATGAGGATGGGCGTCGAGACGAAGTTCGTCAACGGCACCTATGAAGGCACCGTCGCCGAATCCGTCAGGTAGGCGGGGTTCACGCCAAGAAGCCGGTGCAAGGTTCTTCAGTCCTGTCAAGACCGAAGAAACGTCAATCCCTGTTCTGTTGCCCCACCTCACGGTGTTGTTATGGGCTAAGAACAGACGATCGAGCGATTTGACCTGCTTCTTGATGTAGAACGGGGTTATATCAGTCCCGAGGTAGTAGTGTTTACCACAACTCTCTCGGTACGGTCCGCTGGCGTAGCTTTTACTGGGATTGGGCGTGAACCCGACCTCAGCAAGCCTGAACGCCAACAGATCGTAGAACCGTGTAGGTATGACAATGTCATCTCCATACACGCAGACTGACGTATCCATTTCCCATATGTTAAAGGGACAGCAACACTCCTGGGCAACTGCCCAGAAAATGAGCGATTCAAGCTCAAAAGTGTAGCCGTTCCCCATAGAGGAAAACTTCTGGTAATGAATTATTTCACCAGAAGGAAGAACCCCCACGGGAGACCTAACCAGCTCTAAGGCTAGGCCCCACTCGGGCGGTAAGAGCCATTCGACGAGCCGACACGCGAGAGTATCACTCGCCATGGATAGATCCATGGTAGCGAGCTCTCCCAGTATACTACCCTCACGGGCAGCGCGCTGGTTGCGAGTCTGATCATCGAGGTCAACTCCTACCCTTTTTAGACGGTGTCTAATAACGCGTCCGATCCCTTTCTGAATATAAATATTCATATCGGGCTCTTTCGCGATAGTTCGATCCGTCTTAAAGCTCTTCGGAACAGTAATTATGCTGTTACCCGGCACGATCTTGACAAGATCGCCGGCACCCTCTCCTTTAATAAGGACGTTATGTTTCCATAACGGGATCATGCTGATTGCAGCAGACCCAAGGGCAGCACACCCTGCCGTGCTCTCTGGTTGACCAGAGTATTTATATGCCGCAAAACTCCTCGATCTGGGGAGCCGAGTGGTAGCACCCGGGCCAAATCCGAAGAATTCCGAGCATTCGTCCCAGTCGAACCTACCGAGCGTCTCTCTAATACGAGCGCGGACGGATACCCAGAAGGGCACCTTAGTCCATTCCCATTTCGAGATCTTCTCGTTTGCGGATTGACAACTGAGTTCAGCTGCATGGAATCGCTTCCATGTGGTTGCGCTCTTTTCTGGTGACGGTTTGCCATCATCGTACTTGGAGTACAATTCCCTTGCGAGCAAAGAGCCTCGGGCAGCCTCTAGACTAGTTAGGTCTAAAGGTGTTTCTCTCCAAAGTTCCCCTACCGGAGTTATTCCGATAAGGGGCTGGAGGAGCTCGAGGAATCGCTCGTTTGAGAAGCCGATTGTCGCACGCTTACGCCGTTTACGACGCATTTTGTATACCTCTTAAGGTAGCTGGAGCCATCGCGCGGGACTGTCTCACGACATTCCTTAGCGACGTTCGAGAGATCAAGGGTGATAGTAGCCAAAGCCCCTGAAAGGGCGATGAAAACCATCACCAGCAGTCCTATGTCACGAACTTTCATTCGTTAATAGAACGGCTCGAGATTCTCGACGGCGGTCTTCCACGTAGCCAACCCGAGAGAGTTGGCGACATACGCGAGAAGATCCTTTCGCTCCTGGAGCGTGCTATCCGGGTGAATGTTCAGGGTGACCTGAGCACTCGAGTACCGGACAACAGTGTCGATTCCGCTCACCGCAGCAACTGTGGGATTCATATACCCAGCAGTGATACGGTAGACGGTTCGACTCCCACTGGGCGACAGCGTTTCGAAAGAGATCTGTCGAAAACCAGCCGGGATAGTGGGAGAACGGTCAGCCCACGACGCTTTCGACCCATCAGTAGTGACGGGGTTGAACGTGTGAGCGACCGGTGCTGCTTGACCATCATTGATGGTGAGTGCGGCAATAGCGGGCATTTAAGCCCTCCTTTGTTTCGAAGTTGGTTGAAATCAACGACGGCCAAAGACCTGGGCAAGTAAAGCCAGACCGTTAGCCATATGTCCAAGGGACGCGGGATCTTTAAACCGCGGCAGCTTCGGGAGCGGGATGCCAGATTGAATCTGACGATCTACTCTTACAAGCCGTTTCGTACCCGTAAAGTTATTCACGATTTGCTTACCACCAGACCCGATTGCCGAGAGGCCGACATCCGTCCAAGTTGCATTTACATACAACGAGGAAGAATACCAGCCGTTCGTGTAACCGAGCATGGCGTCAAGTGACTCGAGATAGTTGCCAACTGGCAGAAACCAGTCGACAACGAAACTAAACGGAACTAGTTCCCAACCTATGAGTAATGGGTTGGTAACGCCCGAGGACGCTAATGCGATGGTGGCCGCATTGTTAGGTATCGCGTCTATTCTTGCAAGAACGGAACGTAATACCTTTGCCTCACACTTGCATGCGTCGAAGCCACTCCCCCCGTTAGGATTAGGAATGACCGTAAACACATACGTGTCCTCTCTAGAACGTGTGACCTTGGCAGTGACTCTCCAGTCTTCTGCCGGATGCTTACTTAAGGCATCCGAAGCGCCGTAAACGTCGCTCAACAAGGGTTTCCATCCATACTGCAACTCAAGCCACTTTTGTGGGGCATTGCTGCCCCGTGGTTCCCTTTTACGGGAAGAGATGCCCAACTCGTCCATCGCCTTTCGAACTTTTCCGTTCTTAAGGTGAAAGATAGATTTGGTTAGTCGGATGGCGGTATCGCCTACTAGCCTTGCGGTCTGCTTGCGCTCCGCGAAAGCTACACCGAGATTTATACTAGTGTCTTTGAGTTTGTTTCGCGCGGCAATTAAAGCCGTGTTACGCAAACCCAAGTCGACAATAGCGTTCGTCTCGTTGATTGCCCCGTTAAAGTGGGCGTCGCCGTTGAAGCGACCGCCCCCATCCGGGGGACCAACGATACCGGTATACAGTTGACCCAGGGTGCCAGAGGCATTTACCTGGTTCAAGCAGCTACCGCGTTGGTACGCGACGTCTACCTTCTGGAACTGGTACGCCGTTGGAGGCTTCCAGCCACTTGGAATCCTACGGGAAACGCCACTCGAATTCTCGATACTGCGATTTGCAGTAGCGACCTTGGGCCACGCGAGCTGCGGAGCTGTCTTACTTCCATTCGGAAGAGTCAGATCCACAACACCCGCAAAGCTTAAGTTGAAATTCTGGCGTGCCATAAGAGTCCTTTTGGAGATCAGAGGTAGACTTTAACCTTCACCTGGTTTTAACCAGGTTCGGATGTTATTGCAGGCGATAAGGACAGGGGAGCCAATTGCTGGCTCTTACGTCCGTCTCACCTGACACATCCTTCGCAGCGGCTAAGATCTCAACCACGGAAAAGCCGAGGACAGAAAGCTCACCGAGTTCCTTATAGGAATCAGAGGCTTCTTCCCAGGTCAAATCGTGGTCGATAACTTTCCACCAGCCGTTGATACGGCCCATGTGAAAGTGAATAACCGTTGAGAAGGCAAATGAAGTGTCTGACTGTCCTGGGGTGATAAGCCCCATTTCAACCATCCACCTATTCGCCTGGAACTCAATCCACTCTGGCCAATTAGTCCTTTCGGACTCATCAGCCAGAATAGAGAAAGTGCCAGGATTCAACTCCTCACAGAACTCCCGGAATTCGGGAGACACTACGTAGAGCTGAAATGAACGGGGCAGAGAATTGAACTTAGACATGTCAGTTACCTCATTAGAGTGTTTAAATAACAGCCGATCCCCCTTTAGGGGATGATTGGAGAGTGGGGACGCCCACTTGAGAACCCATCACCGTCTTGCGACGGATAATGGGGGACCCCGACGGGGGTCC